CTAAATTAATCAGTTCAGTTTGACTACTAACCCAATAAATTTTAGGTTCTTTCTCATTTATTAATTGATACATTCTTTTAACAGCTTTCTCTGCTACAGGCTTATTAGAAGGAATAGTGGATATACCTTTATTTAAATAGAAAGAATAATACTCCTTTACTTTAGCTTCTTGTTCAGGTGTTAATTTAGTAATCATTGTTTTTAATAATATCAATTATAATTAGTGAAGAAATAAATATAAGAATGCTCCAAAGAAATACTGTTATCTGATCTGAAGTAAATCTAATTAGCACTTTTAGTCCAACCCTTATTAATTAAAGAAATAACAATAGACCTGACATTCTCAGTAGTATTGGAAGTGATATCATACCCATTCCACCATACTTGATATCCTAAGTCTTTGTATGCTTCCATAATAACTTCTTCCTGTTGATTGGGTTCATACATTGGAATTACCTTCTTTCTTATCTTCTTCATCTTGAATATCTTTAACTACTTCTAGAACAATTTGAATACTCCTACTTAGTTCACCTAAGATAGCAATCATTCCAGGCCAACCCTCATGCTTAAAAGCTGCTTTAATTGACCTTCTCAAAAGAATCTCATCTTCAAGTCCTATATATCTATTAGGCATTAGGGTAAGTCCTCACAATGTTCATACATACAATCACCGCATAAATCAATATCAAGACTATAATAAGTAGATCCTAAAGGACCACCACAAAGATCACATCCTAAATATTGAATTGTTCCATCTTTAAGAATGGTTTTCATTTTAATTCCTTTAGTTTCTTTGTAATAGGATCAATTAAAATAGTTTTAATTTGGTCTGCAGCATCATAGCACCCAACTTTGATAGCTAGGTCATAAACTGTTTTCATTTGATCATAAGTACTATCTTGTCGTTGCATTATACTTTTCTTCCACAAATTTATTTACTAGCCATTCTGCAAAGTCAATTGTAACCCACTTTCGAGTGCTTTCCTTGTTGGAATACCAATGTTTTCTATCTTCAATTACCTTTTCAAGTTGAAGTTCCAATTCATCAGATAATTTGAGCATTGGTTTTCTCCTGCTTTTTAACATAAGGTTCAATAATCTCTCGAATCTCTTTAATCTTATCTAAAGGAACATCAACCCAAGAAAGCTTGTTAAGTTTATTTTGAAATATCTGGCGATAACGTTCCTCTTCAAAAGCTGCCAAAGCTTCAGGAGTTGCTTCTCTAATTAAATTTCTGCTCCAAATATCAGAACCTACTGCAAATCCATTATCTTTACGGTATTTAGATTCAAATCCTTTTGAATCTTTAATCACAATTTGGGTATTAGTAAATCTTACAACTGTACAAATGGATTTACCATTAAAATCTCTATCCTCGATAACCTTGTCACCCACCTTAAGATTCTGCAGCCATTCATCGCCATGCATTTTTAATTCCTCCCTAAGAATATTTTTGATCTACTTAAGTATAACATACTTATTTACTTTGTCAAGGGCTATTTTAGAGGTGTATTATCATCCACAATCCTGATCATATCAGCTTCTATAGGATGAATAGATTGTTGTGCATTATAGAATCGTTTTACCACGTCATCTGGAACTCTCTTCTCTCTAGCTGCATTTCTAGCAAGCAAAGTTTCAAGCTTTAAATCAAAATAAATAGCAGAACACAAAGCTCCATTCTCACGCGCTATGCTCCACAATACTTTGCGTAAACGTCTTGTTGGATTTGTAGCGTCAACAAGCACACTCTGCCTTTCCTTCATAGCTTTTCTAAGTTCTCTTTCCTGCCATCCAAACACTTGGGCATTCTTACTTTGATCATTTGCATCTCCACAAACCTTTTTGCGGCGATCATCCATGCTGAGAACTTTTAAAGTAGGGTACTGTTTCTGCAACTGTTCTCTTACTGTAGTCTTTCCCGATCCTGGTGCCCCCACCATTAACATGAGTTGAAAGTGAGGAATAGGCTTACCCATCATCTCTCTAGCTTCATCATAAGTAGTTTGATCTTCAGGAGCATCATTCATCAAGATATTCCATCTAGCTAAAGAATAGGAAGCATTGTCCAAATGAACAGCTAAAGGTACACGATATTGTTTCTTCCAGATTCCAAGATCCTGGCAATTTTGTTTGAACTCTTCTAAGGCCATCATGCCATCCTTCATGTCAGCTGCCTTACGACCCAATGTATCAGCCTGAGAAAGAAGATAGAGCAACTTAGTATTGGTTGCAAGAGATAGCATTTTCATCTTATTAACAGTAGTTCCTTCTTGCATCCATCGACGAGGATGCATATGGTTCTCTATGAGACGAAGGATTTGTTCTCGCCCTTGATAGGGAACCTCTGGAAAATATTTCTTTAAGAATTCATTGGCAAGAGGAACACCTGCATCATCGTGCCCGTAGGCAGTGATCTTATTTTTCTTTTCATTAAATACGCTGGTAGGAACTTTTCCAATATCATGGAGAATTGTCCCAAGATACAGAGCAACCTGATCTTCTCTCCTTGTAATATGTTCCTCTTCCATCAATCGAAGGACAATCTGTGTTGCCATATTACTATGAATAAGAACGTTTCCCTCAAGATGATGGGGAGGGCTCTGATTGCAATCCTGCATTAGTTTAAATTCAGGAATGTCTTCTATATATTGTAGAAGATCTACAGGCTGTATATTAAATACTCTCTCACGAAAATCTTGAATGTTACTCATTGAATAAGACCTTTCAATTCTTTTGTAAGCTTCAAAATCTTTTTACTCAGTTCTGCATACTCTTCACGAAACGGCTGCACCTTTCTCCAATCTAGTATCATATGAATCATATGCCTGACTGTTTCTAGAATTCCACCAACTATTCCACAATACCAAAACTTCCATAACCAGGTAAGGGGATATATCTTATGCATCAAAAACATAAATAATGCAGTGCTTAACCCCATCCCTATACTTAACCCAATATTTCTCAATTCATTCTTACGAAGTCTTGTATATTCATCAAAAACAAAATTTACAATTTCAGGTGGAACTATTTTTGTAAGATAATTAAGCTCCGACAATTTAGATGCATAGAGAAAGTCCTGACGTTCCCTGGAGCCTTCGGGGTATGACAAATAAATCAAACGCTTAGCTTTGAGCAAATCTATTCTCACTAAGTCGCCATCAAGTGCCATAATATTACCTACTTTCTAAAAGTTGAAATCAAGTACAAAACAAAAGTTAGTCCGAGAACACAAACAACATATCCAAGAACTAAAGATGATACTACAACTGCACCATCAATAGGACTAGTCATATTTACCTCCTAATTAAATATAACAGATTACTATCTATCTGTCAAGACTTTTTTGACTTTCTATCTTTTGTCTGTCTTCTATACTTTTCTTTTTGCTCTGTTTATTATTTTTAACCGCAGAATTAAAGTAAGCAATATGTGCTTCATGATCTTTCTTATATCGCTTAGAAATAAACTTTGCTGCCTCCTCTATATTCGAGAACGTGTGATCTTTTGGCACAAGTACTGTAGTCCATCCCATTAGCTCTTCTGTCTTTCGACGTTGCGAAATTACAAAAACCGGAATACCAATTTGCTCAGCATAACACATCTCACGCCAAGTCCCATCACTTGGATTTGTTCCAGTTAAAACAATCAAAGCATCTGATCGACGAATTAAAAATAAATCATGCCAGATCATGATCTCCATAATCTTTCGAGTCATATTTAATTTAATCTTTGCTTTCTTTGTATTTTTCCATAAGTGCTCTTCGGCTGCACCAGGATCAACAGCTTTTAAGCCATATTTCTGAAACACACGAGTTGCTTCTGCTCTTTCAGCTTTCACCTCACCTGCAAATCTACCTCCCATTGAACCACTTAAGTAAATTCTCATGAGATTACCTCCGATATAAAATTTCCTCCCTTACTACTTTGCAGGAGGAGTAGGCGTTACAACTGGTGCTGGTGCAGGAGCTGGAGTAGGTGTCACTACTGGAGCTGGTGCAGGTACAACAGGCTTCTCAACAACTGGTTCGACTGGCTTTACTTCTTCTTTTACTGGCTCAACAGGCTTTTCTACTACTGGTGGAACAGGAGGCTTTGCTACTGGTTTATCCTTAATCAAATCTCGAAGCCATGGTGCAACAGGCTCAAAATTTGATGGGGGACTAAACGGCTTTGGTGTCTGTGGATTTACTGGATTCTCTGGCATTTGATTATCTCCTTAGTTTTATTTAGATACTGCTTTTACTTTGAAATTTCCATCAACGAACAAACCATCTGGATATCTGTGGATCGACCAATATCCTCTCATAACTTTTGCTTCAGCTGTACCTGTGAGCCAAAGTTGTGAGTAATCAGAATTATATAATACTTTTACAATGTGTCCATCTTCATCTTGAATAGACATTACGAATAAACTATTCTTTTGTTTCTGTGGCTGACTTTCGGATTGATTCATCTTCAATCTCCTTATTGTACTCGGCTACAAACCAATTCCAAATAGTAAAAATAACTCCAAGAATTAAAAGGGTTGGATTGTGGAACATAGCACCTACTAGAGCGACCATAAAATTAATTCCACACATAACATAGGACCATTTATAATGTATTTTCATATTTTAGTTTTTCCATCCACATGGTCTATAGTTTCAATCACTTTGCAAAGATTTTTTCTATCCAAAGGTTTCTGATCAAATAATTGAAATAAAAATCCCTTTAAATAAGGTTCAACATTCTGATTTACCCAAAGAGCATATTCCTTTCTTGTTTCTTTAGGTGCTACCTCATGATAATTATAGCAGATGTTAGTCAACTCTGCAACTCTATTTTTAAACCTACTAATATTAGCTGATACTTCATTTATAAATTCATCAGGGCAAACAGAAAGGAGATCCTTATCTGTATTGTTAGCTACTGCCTGAAGGATATTTCTATCTGATAGATTACTAATAAAACGGTGCATCTCCAAGTACTTGGGTCCTTTAATTTTAACGAGTAATTCTGGTTCCCATCTTAATACAAAGCCCTCATCAAGAATACTTAAATGTTGGCTTTCTTTTATCAAATGGTCCAGGGACTCAAATGCATAGGTTTTAATGCAAGGAAGGCCCAATTCCTTAGCTAATTGAGTCACCTCAGCATAAGTAAGCAGCCTATTTGTAGCCTTTTCTCTCGCTCCAGTCAAGTATAGCCCATAATTGTAGCCTTTTCTAGCATAATTTACAACAATTTGAAACTGAGGTGCAATCAACTCTAAAATTAAGCTATATTTATTAATCAATTTCTCATCTTTTAATACTTCTGGCATAATATGAGTAGCATATAATCCATGCAGAGAATTGAGGCTTCCTTTGGTTAAGCAATGAAACTTTCCTGTATTAGGATCTTGCATAACCAAAATTAAAGATCCATCCAATTTTTCAGAACATTCAAAAGGACCTTTATTCTTTAAAATATCATACTTAGTTTCATCATGCTGCCCTAAATTAAAAAACTTATTGTAACCCCAATGGAGAACTTTTTTATTTTGAATGTCTAACAAAAGTCCTCTGGACATTAAAGCAAAATCATTCCATAAATTATTACGAGGAAAAGAATCCATATAATGAAGCATAGCAAGTCCAGGAAATCTTGGGGATTCAATCACATAAACAGAATTAGCTTGAGCATATTCTTTTAATTTAGGTAAGTCCCACAACCCATTACTCTTTAGATGTTGCTCAGGATTCACTTTACTGATTCCTCATATTTATGTTCTAAATATTCCAAAGTGGTTATTTTTTTATCTTTAAATAATTGCTCAATATTTAATTCTTTAAATTCTTCACCGTGAATACAATAAAAACCAGTGCCATCCCTAAATTTAACTGCATACCCATTTAAATTATGAGTTCGACCATTATTATCTAAATAAAGTTCTTTAGGATGTTCCATTAAAATAACAAACTCCTTAAATACAAAGAAATAACTACATTCCATCATATCAACCCATAAATTTAATTTTTCATTATTTGATTTACCATATTTTACTCCTAATACCTCATCACAATATTTAAAAAATGAAATCCAACTGGCATTAAATTGCCCCCATTCAAGGGATAAGTCAAGGGATGAGCTAAGGGATGAGTTAAGGGATGAGCCAAGGGATGAGTAAAGGGATGAGCCAAGGGATGAGTAAAGGGATAAGTGAAGGGATGAGTCAAGGGATGAGTTAAGGGATGAGCCAAGGGATGAGTAAAGGGATGAGCCAAGGGATGAGTAAAGGGATAAGTGAAGGGATGAGTTAAGGGATGAGCCAAGGGATGAGTAAAGGGATGAGCCAAGGGATGAGTAAAGGGATAAGTCAAGGGATGATCTTTTATCTTTTACTAAATTAATCAGTTCAGTTTGACTACTAACCCAATAAATTTTAGGTTCTTTCTCATTTATTAATTGATACA